GGCATTGACTGGAAAAGGATTTCCTTTGACCAGATGGTCTGAATTGCTTGTGTAAGCTGGCTGTTAGAACCAGAGTACGCGGTAGGTGCTGCGGCTAAATTGCCGGTACCTGTTACGGCTGATGCCATGTCGGTTTTACTCCTTAGTTAGTTTTTAATTGGTTAGGTAACTTCTTACCCGAAGATTCCCTTGCCTCGGTCAGATGCTGATTTACCCAGCAACTTTCCTCGGTATTTTGCGTATTCGGTAACCGACATTGCGGCAATCTGCTCCGCAGTAAACGAGTTTTGCTCCATATTAGTGTCCATCGGTCCGGATGGAGGCGCTGTTACACGACTCCCAGTCATTTCTTTACGTGCATTCTGCATTGCAGACTGCGCCGATTCCAGGATTCTTGAAGATCGCTCTCTTAGTCCTGTAATACTTTGTTCGATCTCTTCAGGAGTATTTCCTGAAATAAGATCTACGAGCTCTGGCATGATGTTGTCACGCTCATCTTCCAAGCGGCGTGTGCGGTACTCATTGAGTTCCACATATTGACGCTCACGCTCAAGAAGAGTGAAAGCACGTTCACGCTCTAAGCGTTCTGCTTCCAACTTTTGAGCCCACTCTTGTTCTTTGCTTTCAAGAAGCTGACGAACGTCCATCTCAGACTCAGCCTTTTTCTTGGCTTCTGCCTCTGCTTCAGCTGCACGAGCAGCTGCTTCAGCAATGCGTTCTTCACGCTCTTTCTTGAGCAAATTAAGTTCTTCTTTTAGCGAATCTATTTGCGGATAGAGCTTTGATTTTTCTTGCTCACGTACACGCTTTAAATCATCTTCGCTGTAAGCCTTGTCTGTCAAGGCCTGGTCTTTCACTGGTGTTACTAGTGCGTCTGTTGCTACTGGAACATCGGCTAGAAAAGCTGCCTGTGCTTCCGGAGTATCAACGATGTTAGTTGTTTCTGACATGCGTTTATCCTTTAGGTTAAGAGGTCGTTGTCCGATGTAGTGCCACGATGACCTGCGGATTGTTAGTGGTAATAGGTTTCCAAACTATAACTAGTTTGTCTGCCTAAACTTGTTATTCAGGTTTATCCGGATCTGGAGTCCTCCGTTGAGGAATCTTTGTTCCGTATGCCTCTGTAACAAGTTCAATTTGAGTCTGCTGCAGTTCTTGCAGAACTCCTTCTTCTACCGGAGAAATAACTCCAGGTTGACCGGTTGGTCCCGGACCAACACCTTCACCTGGCTGTGCTCCAGGAGGCAGTGTTCCATCGGGAAGCATACCGGTTAGGGATGCAATAGACGACGAAATTTGGTTCTTTACTAGCTGTAGTGCACCGTCAGCCTTAGCATCAGCAATGAGCTCTGCACGAATTTCTTCTAGTTTTTCATCTGGGAATTCTTCACCAAGTTGACGCAAAGCGCCTTCACGACTTTCAAGACCCATAGTCATCTTTGTTTGAATTTCATTCAGAACGATTAACTTGTCTAGAGGTAGTGGAGGTGGGAAATGTACTTGAGACTCGTAAGTTAGTGGGTCATCAGGATTTAGAGCTGGAAGTTGATGTGGCTTTATTGGCCCGTTAGTTACTTGATTCCAAGTAAATACTTCAGGCTCTTTAAATGCAAGTGTGCGAAGAACAAGCTCGTTTATCTGCTGCATTCCTTCGCCATATTGAATCATCTTTTGTTGATAACGATTCATCAAAGGTTGATACTGAATAGAGAGTGCAACACCAGAAGTGTTTGAAATTGGCTGTACTTGACCAAGAGCTGTCTCTGGTACCCCAACCATTTCGTGCATAGCAGTCTTAATAATCTTTAAGTACTCCATAGCACCAGTAAGACCTTGACCGCCACCTTCTAAGTTAAATACTTGTGCATCTTTTGGAAGACCGCCCCAAACTTTCTTAGGTCCTTTTTCAAGTGAAGATGCTTTTGCTCCAGTAATAACTGTAACTGGTGCAGCGTGGTAGTTAATGATGTCTGCAATATCTGTTGCAACTTCGTTGTAGTTGCGGTTAAGAACAATAATGTCGTGGCAGTCTGAAAGACCCCAAGGGGATCCTGAAACGCGTACGTTAGCAATGTGGATGATAGGAACTATGCCAATTGGATTTGGTCGGGAATCAATTAGCTCATCATTAATATATTCTTCAATACGATCATCTGTAAGAATTTCTGTATACGTGTACACTTGACGCGTACCCTCCATAGAGGTTCCCCAGAAACGATACTTAAGCTTAAAACGAATTAATCGTGAACGATCGTGTGGGTGAAATTCTGGAAAACAGAAAGAAGAGTTAAGTGGAAGGATGCGTACACGTCCCGGATGACCGCGACCTGTAGAGTCTTCGTAACCTTCTTCATAAGCTACCTTAACAAAGCAGTCCCCTGAAACTCCGCCTTGCTGGCCCATTTCCCACATTACAGAATATTTGTCGTTATCTATCTCCCACACTCTTTTTAGAATGTCTGGGATTATTGCTTCTGTTTGAGCTGGGCTACGGAAAGATGCTCCGCGACCAAATGTAAAGTTAATGATGTAATCGGTAAACGCACGATAATAGTTATAAACCATCTGAGACTCGCCAACTTCACGGCGGTACGACCAGTGGTGTCCAAGATACATTGCCCAGTTAAGCGAGTAACGATTTAGTCTTGGACCATGTACTTCAAATTCTTCATCCGCAAGTTCTACTAAACCAAGTGGCGAAATGGAGATAGTTAAGTCAGAGGACGCAGCTCTGTAACTGGGAGGTGAAAAATCAATACCACCAGCCATTATTCACAACTCCCCATCTTAATTTTTAAAGCCCCTTTGTTTTTCTTTTCGTTTCTTCTCTGCTTCTTTACGCTTCTTAGCGTCTTCTGCATCTTGCCTATCGTCACGAAGTTTTGGATCAACGTCACGTTTTGAAGCTACGAACTTTCCCCCTTGACGAGCATACTCATCTCTTAACCACTTACTAGCGGGAAAAGATAAATTCTTACCGTGAGATGGATACTTAGCTTTAGCTTGACTTCTTAACAAATTCCAAAGTTTTGGATTTGCAGGTGTGTCCGCCAATTTAAATCCTCTCTAAGTAAAGACTCCCAACCCCCGGAGAAGGGGTACGGGGGTTGGAAGCCTCTACAGTCTACTGTACTTAGTCTGCTACTTGAGCAGGGTTCATGCGTTGGTAGCGTCCACCTGAGCGAATAACCTCTTCGATAACAATCTGTGAGTGATCACCAAAGTTACCTGCTGAGAATTCTGCGTTAAAGGCTGGAGCTTCTGGCCATGCGGCTGAACCAACATGTGCACGTTGCTTCATTGTTTCTTCTGGATACTTTTCAAACACGTTAGTGTTGTGGTTTGGACGACCAGCTGGGGTGTCATAACCTTGATCCAAGCCAAGCTGAAAATCGCTTGGTACATCTGTGTCAGTTGCAATGCCTTCTTCAAAACGTAGTGGTCCACGTTGTCCAGCTACTGCGCCTGCCATCTTGCGTTCATATGTTGCGCCAACTTTCTCAGGGAACTGAGGTGTTGGGGCAATGTTATCTACTGCCATGTTATTTCTCCTATGCATAGGGATTGAGGGTCCTCAGGTATAAGTCTCTACCCTGGGGCTAGTTTTTAAATGCTAAATTAAGAAAAAAATGGAGAAGCGCTAACTTCTACCGTTGGCATAACCATATCTTGAGTCATAGAACAGGCGATAGCTAAAGAGTCCACAAAGTCGTCGTGGGCGTGAGCTTCATCGGGGGCAGCCACCATAAAGTTTGGTCCTTTGTACTGGACTTCTGCATCCGTCATTTGTTGGTAAAACTTCTTCCAAAGACGTAAACGACGTGTTTTTGCATGGGCTGGCCACGAAACCATTTGACGTTGAATTAAAGCCTGCAGGTGTTTCCAACGTTTTGATTGCTCTGTTGGACTAGAGGTAATGGGCACAACTTCAGCTCTAGGCATTAGAACTTTTAGGCGACCGGCTACAGCATCTCCAACACCGTTAGAGTCCACTCCAATTGCCAAAACGTCATAGTTCCCCAAGAAGTTCACAATTTGGAAGTACTGCTCTTCCCAATCGTCTCCTTGGATTTCAAGCCAATTTAAAACACGGTGGTCGTAATAGCCAAACTCATCAGGACGATCCCAATCAACCCAGACAACAGTAACAACCGTAGAGTCCATTTTTCTAGCGGGGTCAATACCAACAACGACGGGAGACCTATGCCAGCTCTTAACAAGTTCTTGGGAAGTATCACCGAGATCATCCATAATCGTAGAAGTGACGAACATACCTCTCTCAAGAAGCCACTTACAGTTGTAAGACATTTGGAATTCATCTGAATCTTCTCCAACTCGTAACATTTCTTTTTTAATAAACTTTTCGTAGTTATCGTTAAACTTAGCTACATCTCGCCAATCCCACTGAAAGTGGTTTTGCTTTGCAGACCTTCCAGTTTGCCTACGCTTGTTTAGCTGAATAGCTCTGTAAAAGTTGTTCTTAGAAGTTGTGGGTGTTCCGGTCTTAACAATAGTTGCGTTGTAGTAAGCACCCATTGGAGAAATAGACTTAGAGACTACAAAGTCGTCTGCTTCTTGACACTCGTCAATAATAATTAAATGGAAAGACTTAGATTCAATTTTTGCACGCGGGTTAGCTGTCATCATCATAAGAGTTGATCCTGAGTTCTTAAGCTTTATGTTTCTAACAACTCCAGGGGTTTTTGTAGCCATATCGTCGATCTCGGGGTCACCAAGTACTTCTAGCGCTCTTTCACTGGTAAGGCGAGAAACAGTTCTACCGTACAGAGTTTCTACCTGGGATTGAATAGGTGCAAACATTCCTACCCAAATACCATCACCAAATTTACCTAATAGGTCTGGGTACATTTTTGCAAGGCGTGGAAGAATAACCATAAGGGTTGCTACGGTATTAGCAATCGTTTCTGATTTACCCGACTGACGAGAAGCAAGAGCAGTTACTTCTTCACCGTCGTTAATGATTACAGACTCAATAATGCGTCTAGCAAGCGGCTCTTGATATGCGTGAAGCTTGTGACCAACAAGCATTTCCATAAAGGACATAATTTTGTCTATTAAGACTTTTACGAATTCTTTAGATAATTCGTCTAGTTCTTCAGGCTCTTCTTCAGAAAACTCGTCGTCTTCTTGATCTATCTCTTCTTCAAGGTCAAGCTCTTCAAACTGATCTTCATCGTACTCAAAATCATCCATTAGAATGTCGCTTTACCAAAGATTCAAGAATTACGTGCAAAGCTTCTGCACCAACCCGAGCCTCTTCTAAGGTGCCCATATCTTTTGTTTTTTGCCAAGTAGAAAGGTTACGACCAATTGTATACAAAGCATTTTCTGTCCAAGGAATTAATTCACCTGTAGGTAGCGCCTCTACACGTTTTTCAATACGAGACTTTTCTTTTGCGGACTGAGCCGCAGCATACTTACGAAAATTAATACTCAACATCTTGTGCTCCAAATCTAACGTAATCCCAATCGACTTCTTCTTCTGGTAATGCTCTTCCACGAACAGCGTTTGTTAATGCTTGACTCTCATCATACGACGAATTCCAATGTCCAATAACTAAAGCCAGTCTAGTGAGCGGTAGTCGTATTGAAACACCAACTCCACCCCTAAAAGGAAAATCTATTTCTTGTGTTTCAGCTCTTTCCCACAATATGGGTGGTTTTACCGGGTACACCAGCGTATGCCAATAAAAAGATCCAATGTCTCTTGGATTTGCCAATCTTAAGCCTCACAATCGTGATCCATTACCTCTGCTTCACGCAAGTGTTCTGCACAGAGCTTACACCGAAACCACCGAGATGGTTTAAAGTTATTTTGTGCGGTTCCACCAGAAGGGACTTCTACACCGCCGTCTGGTTGTGGAACATAGTCAGTAACCACTTCCGATGACTGAAACAGCTCAGGTGGAAATGGTCCTTTAGGCTGATGCGCTGTCTCAGGTACGGGATGCCCTTGTCTCGTAACGATGCGCTCAATACGCATTATTCAGCCGGTGTATCAGCTGTCTTCTTTGTTGTTTTCTTTGGTTCTTCTACTACAGGCTCTGCAATTACTTCTGGAGCTGGTGTTTCTGTTACCTCAGGAGATACAGGTTGTGGTGTATTCCATGGTGCTGACCATGTTGCCATGTGATATTCCTCTCAAATAATTAAAAACTATTCTACAGGGGTTTCTTGGTTGCTGACCCCCTGTAGTTACTGCTACGGTATATCCATGGCCCAGGCAACTGGGCCATCACTAACTACGTAACAAAAGGGTTGCAGTACGAATCCGGCAGACATAGGCCGGGTTGCTTTATGTGGGTGACAGTCACATCGAGTAAGAACTGGCCTTCTAGCCTAGGAGATAGTGTGCATAAAGATGCAAGATCGCAAATCGCAATACTGGTGGCCTATTTAATGCTTATATGCGGGATTCCCGTAGCAATGGCCGCAGAAAATAAATCAGACAGCCCAACACAAACAATAGTAGAGGTCGTAGATCCACTCGACAAATACCGTGGGGCAACAGAGCTAACCGCTAGTGAGTTGAAAGATTTACTATCTTTGGTTGGTTTTGAAGGCAACAGCCTAAAAGTAGCTTGGGCAACAGTAATGAGGGAGTCTCGGGGACACCCAACCTCTCATAACAAAACCTCAGCTACAGGAGACAACTCATACGGACTATTCCAGATCAACATGATTGGGGATCTTGGCGCAATTCGTAGGGAGAAGTTCGGTATTAAAAAAGATGCGGAACTGCTTGACCCAGTTACTAACGCCCAAGCGGCGTATTACATGACTGGTAGAGGGACTAACTTTAGTTCTTGGGGCTATGGCCCTGGGGCCTATGACGGCACCCCATCAGAACCTGGTATTACTATCTGGTTTGATGATTTCCCTAAAAATTAAATAATAGAAAGGGCCCGGGAGACCGGGCCCTTTTTATTTACTTCTCGTTTTCTTTCTTACCTGCACGACGTTTATTTTCTTTTGCGGTGTTCTTACCATGCTTCAATGCTCTTAGGTTTTTCTTAGAGTCATTGCTGTGGTTGTTGTCCTTATGGTCAACATCCGTTCCTCTAGGTAGTTTTCCGTTTTCAGATTCGTAATCGGCACGAGCCTTATTTTTCGATGTTGTAACCCACTTACCGTTTACTTTTTTCTTGTAAACGTAGATAGGGCGACCTCCATTCGCTTTGGAACCTTTGTAGGGACCAAACTTTTTTGCTTCAGCCATTACCGTCTCCCTTGCACGTACACGAGGCGTTTAACTTACCACAAGGGCCGCAAGTAAATCGTTCGTGTGGTTCTAGAGAACCTTGAGATTCAAGGGTGTTTTCGTAACTATGTACTTGCTTATAACTATTAAACTTAACTCCATAAGAAGAAGACGCATTAACTACTTGTGGGTCATTCCAAGGGCGTGCAGCCTTAGAGGTACGGTCTGATACAGACATGCGTACAACGCCGCCCCTACCGTCTCTAGAGCCGTAATTAAGGTCTTTCTTTGAACGTCCCATTAGTTTTGATGCTCCCCGTTTTCACCGCGTCCAGGTTTAAACTCAAAATGAGCTTTAGGCGCAGGAGGTTGCATATAAGGTAGCCCCGTTAAGTACTCAGCAGCTTCTCTTGCGTTATGTCGCAAAGACTTCTGCTTAGTAGACTTAGGGGGTTCTGGAGTAAAGCTTTTTACCCTAGACATTATTAGTCAGCTTTTTTCTTTGGTCCGACTTTTAGTCTGTCCAAAACAGAGTCAGCTGATTCTTCTGTCTCAAAGTCTTTGTTATTTGGTTGCTTACCAAATGGTTGCTTTGCAGCACCCTGTAAAGTCTTAGATGCTTCAGAGATTGGTTGAACTGATCCAGCCATGTAGAAAGCGTTGCTACGCCCCTCTTTAACTTCAAAGTCTGGGAATAAGCTTGCTTGTTCCATAGGTTTAGGGGCAGCGGCGCGATCTTTCTTAGCCTTACTCTTTCCTCCCGCACGAGGAACTAGTGAGGTTCCGGCACTTCTTTGAGAAGCAAGCCCACCCTTTTCAGCAATAGCTTTTACTTCTTGGGCGCCAGTCATCTCAGTAGTGTCAAGAGCAAATTGTTGACCTCGGTTTGATTCTGGTTTCCAATTACGATCTGTTGGTTCGTATCCCGAAATGCGATTAACTTCATTTGCAACTTTAATTCTAGGTGCCATATCGTCTTCAGTCCAAGGCTTTGATTGCTTACTTGCCTTTTGACCAATTTTTTCAGTTTGACCTTTTTCTAGTGGTCCTTCTAAACGTTGATACTTAGCAGGAGATACTTGCTCAATAATTGGTTTTGGTACACCGGTTCCAGGCAATACAGGTTGAGAGAATTGACGTCCCTTACCAGTACTTGTAAATGTTGGAATCTCTGTAGGTTCTTTTGATCCAACAAGTACTTCACCTTTTTTAGCTTTAGGTGGA